CGCAGCCTTCGGCTCGTCTGCCCTTGCAGGCCTTTCGACAGAGGCCCTCGACACGTTCTCGCATGACAAGCTCGCCGCCATCAGCGCCGGCGCGATCAAGGGCCTGCCACCGGGCTACATGGCGACGCTCTCCGAAAGCGAAATCGCCGCGCTTGGTACGGAAGCGATCTCCGGCCTCAGCAGCGCGCAGATCGCGGCGCTCAGCACCGCGCAGGTGGAAGCCTTCTCGCTTGCCCAGATCGCCGCACTGAGCCTGCCGGGCATTGCCGGCCTCACCTCCGCACAGATGCAGACCATCTCTGCGGAGGAGCTGGCCGCCATCGGAACGGCGGCCATCCGCGGTGTAGCTCGCCGCGATTTTTCGGAATTTTGACACGAGAGATCGGAATTTCTGAAATTCCGAATGCGGTGACAAAATGGGTTCGAAGTCGAATCAAAGGCCCTTTAAAGGGGGCGAGCTTGTGTACTCGCTCAAGCCTTGACGATCTTCCGAATCGAATTGCGCGGTGTGCCAGATCGGATGGCAGCAGAAGTTGCGCTATTCGAGCCGCCTCTAAGACCTCTTTAATGCGCGCCCCTTGATGCCATACTCAGGTCGCTGATAGCGTATCGCGGGGTTCAATCTGGAGGGGAATATGGCCACCATTATACGCAAGGAAGTTCGGAAGCGCGGTTTCTTCGGGTGGGTGTTCCTGCTCATTTTTGTTGGCTTCAATCTCCTCATGCTGCTCTGGATCATCGCGGGCCTTTCAGCGGTGGGTGGAGCGCCGGGAGCATCAGAGGCGGAAAATGCTGGACGTGCGATCGGGTCAGCCATCGGTGTCGGTATCATCTTCTTCATCTGGGCATGCGGCTCAATCATCCTCGGGCTTCTCGCCCTTGTCACACGCGGCCGAAAGACGATTATCGAGGAGACCATGGCATGAAGCGAACATCCTCTTTGGTGGCAGCGCTCGTGCTCTTAGCGCCGGCGGCTGCCGGCGCGGCCATGGACATCAACAAAATGCAAATGGCCACAGGGCTGGCGGAGATCATCTCGCGGGCCGAACATTGCGGCTACAAAGTCGATGAGGCTGCGCTTGAGACCTACTACGAGAAGTCTGGTCTAGCCAACCCCGAGGCGCTGGCCTTCATCAGTGGCAACATCGCCATGAGCGAGTTCGCGCAGAAGCCAAACGCATCAACCTGCACGCTTGCCAGAACGACAGGACGCAGCATCGGCATTCTGGCCAAGTAGGTTCCTCTACCAAACTTCAAAGATCTGCCGGGCAAGCATATGAACTGTGCCCGGCACCGGCTCACGTCTTGCCCTCCTCGGGAGCCTCGATCTCCACAGTTGTCATGTATGTGTCCTGATAGACGTGATCGACGCCGGCGCAGCGCCATGGGCCGTTGCATTCGGATCGGAAGTCCTCAGTCACTATCGGCGCGTCAGCCATGATGTCCGGGCGGCCAGCAAGAGTGAGCGACCCGGAGCCGGTGGCCCGACCGAGGCGTTGGCCTTCAGACTTTGCCGCGGCGCTCGCTTCCTCTTTTGTCGGCAGCACTCTGCGAATGCGTTTTGTCGAGCCGTCGAGGCCAGTTTCTTCCGCTTCATAAAAGACCTGGTTCGTCTTCCGGTCGTACCAACCGGCCTCGACTTTGCCATAGAGCGGGCGCGGCTCAATGTCGAAACTCCAGCCTTCGCACTGATATTTGCTGATGGTCACCGGCCCGAGTATGCCGCGCTTGACGAAGACGAATTTACCTCCTTTCGGAGAAAACAGAGCGCCGAACCGGTCGGCGAGATGGGTGAGGAAATCAGCGCTGCCTCGCTCGTAGCGCGCGATGTACGGGATTTTGATCGAAGCCAACTCGTCATCCACCTTCACCTGGTATTGATGCCGATTGGCTAGTGTGCTGACGATCTCGCCGACCGTCGTGTCCTGGAAGTGCTCGCTATACTGCTCCTTCAGGTCAGAGCGCATGTCGGCCGAGCGGCCTGAAATGGTGATGAACTCGCCTTCGTCACCGCCTTCGATCGACGTCTTCTCGTAGGTGAACAAGCCCATTTTCTGAGATGTTGCCACTCCAAAACCGTCGCGAAAACCAAAGCGCGCGAGGAGTAGGGCGCCCTTGTTCGGTATCGGCACGTTATTGCCGGCGTCATCGAAGCGGAATGAGCAGTTGTCGGCCTCCTGGCCGGGGGCATCGTGAATAGTCGCCGAGACCAGGCGCTCGTAAAAGAAGCCGTTGACCGGCGCTCCGTTCACAAAGACCTCAATAAAGGGAAATAGGCTCATTCGTCCCAAAGCCTCCGCACTTCATCCGAGCCGGCCTGCACCACAAACTCGGGCAAGTTCACTTCCGTGCCGAGGGGTAAAAGGGCGCCGAGATCGGCAAGACCGGGGTTGGCGTCGAATGTGGCTTCGACATAGTTTTTGATTCGTCCCGCGGCGCGGCGATCTTGAAGCACCTGCATGAGATAGCCGAAACAAACGAGATCGACTGTTGCGTCCTCGACGATGACGCGGGCCTTCGAAGCGGGGATGATGCGCACGGTCATCCGAATAGCCCCACTGGTCGACCGGAAGCCCCGAGCGGCGCCACCTCTATTTCATAGCTTATGCGACGGCCATGGCCGTCACGGTTGATCGATGTTTGCTGGTCACGGATCGCCAGGATAACCACAAGGCCATAGATGTTTGCAGCCGTTCCGCTTCCTGCCCATCCAGCCATTGTGACGGGCACGGCGCTGCGTTGGGTCGCGCGTAGCGCCTCAAGCTCTTCTCGCCCGCCCAGCTCCTCGGGAAAAAGGAGGCCAGAAATCAATATTGGATCTTCGCCATATCCGGTCATCTGGCGACCAGGCCGTCCCGCGAAGCGGGAGATCGCCGCCCATTTGACGGTCGTCTCTCGATCAAGCGCCTGAAATGAAAGCGGTGCAATCGAAAAGATATGCGGGCCCAGCGCAAGTAGAGCCATTACTCGGTCCCTCCATGAAGCGCCCCGGTTTTGGCATTGTTGATGGCATTGCCGACGCTGCCGCCACGGTTCCCGCCGGCAACAGTCGAGCCGATCTTGCCGGCCGCTGCGCTGATCGCGCCGGCAACGCCAAGCAGCTCCCGTCCGACCCGCGACAAGGCCGCTGCCGCATCCTCGCCGCCGCGCGCCACGGCCGCGCCACCTTGTTCGCCTCCGCGCACGAGATCCAGCGCCGAAGAGTGCAGGTCTTTGACGTTGCTCCAGAGGTCAGAAAGCGCACTGCTCTGGCCACCAGTGCTATCGGGCTTGCCGCCACCGGATACGTCGCTGACCGTCTTGGTCACGGCCGTCTTGGCGCCGGGCTTGTCGTCAGTGCCGTTCCAATAGTTCGACCAGTCATCCGCCCAGCCGCCCAGCTTCTCTTCGGCGGCGGCTGTGAAATCGCGGTTTTTCTCCGCCAGCCATTTCAGCCACGCGGGCGGCTCAGGCCAGTTGATCTTGAGGTCGAAGGTCAAGAGGTCGCTGACCACGCCGAGCATCGATTTGAAGCCGTCGATGATGCTCTGTGCCAGGCGTGCGCCGGCTGCGTACATCTCAGCCTGCTCGCCTTCCGACAATCGCTCCTGGCTAAACCAGCTGCCTAGCCAATCCCAGAACTCGGAGAGCTTGGCCCGTGCACCATCGATGAGCCCGGAAAAGTCAAACGCTTCGGCCATCCGGGCCTTGAAACGTTCAACTGCGCCAGGGTCGATGCCGAAAATCGCGGCGTTGAACTTGATAAATTTGTCGGCAAAGCCCGACAGGCGGTCACCGACGCCGCTGAACGCGTTTGCGAACACCGAGGCGAAGCCGGTCGAGAATGACGAGATGCGGTCCCAGAACTTCCAGACCGCAAAGCCGGCAGCGGCAAGGGCACCGATAACCGCCCATGCCGGCGCGGTAATGGTGGCAAGTGCTGTACCGATCGCGGTCATCGCGGCAGCCAAGCCCCCGAAGACGCCGCCGCCCGAAACCATGGCGAGCATCCGGAAGCCGGCGACAGCATTCCGAAGGCCCGGCACATGCCGCACCAGTTCGCCGAAGGCGCCGCCGAGGAAGGACAGAGGCAAGCGCAGCGCCGTGGCAGCACCGCGCATCAGTCGCCAGCCGCTCGCGATGTTTCGGCCATCCTTGTCGAATTTCAGGAACATGGCCGCGAGATTGATCAGCGGAAGCCGAAGGGCGGCAACGCCGAACGCCAACAGGCGGCTGGCGATGCTGAAGGCCATCAGGCCGGCAGCGCCCTGGACCAGACCGGAGGCAAGCTCGGGGTTCGCGTCGGTCCATACCGAGATCCTGTCCAGCAGCTCAATCATCGCCTCGCTCGCCTGGAAGAACGTCGGCAGCAGCTTGTCGCCGATCATGATCGCCAAACGATCGAGGTTGTTGCGCAGCAACTCCCAGCGCTTCTCCGCGCCCTCTGCCTGCTTTCCAGCTTCTTCCGTCGCCGACCCGGCATAGCCCGCCTGCTCGGCGACAAGCTCAAGCGCCTGACGGAGCAGTTCCGGATTACCCAGAAACTTGGCGAAATCATCGGCGAAGTCCTGGCCGACCAGTTTGATCAGGGCTTCCATGCCCTTCGGTGACGTCGCCATGGAGTTGAAGAGCTTTTCAAGCGCCGCCGGACCATCGGCAGCAAGGTCCTTCTGGAACTGCTTACGCGTCATGCCGAGCATCTTGAACGCCTTGTCGACGTCCTTGCCACCTGCGACCACGCGGTTGGAGAGCGCCGAGAGACCGCGCGCCGCCGTCTCGGGCGCGATGCCGGCCGCGATCATGGCTGCGCCGACAGCCGACATTTGAACGGCCGTCAGGTTCAGCGTCTTCGAAGCGCCCGCGGCGCGGTTGGCGAAGTCCGTGATCTCGCTCGCCTTGGCCGCCATCTTGTTGGATAGGTGGTTGGTGGCATCCCCGAGATCCATGATGCCTTGCTGGTTGAGCTTGTAGACGTTGCGCAGCTTCGCGAATCGCTCCCCGATCTCTGCGCCGGCCATGTCGAAGGCGACGGCGGCCTTGGCGACATAGAGGGAGAAGGCTTCAAGCTCGGCTTCCGGCACGCCGCCCTGGGCAGCTTCCGCCATCAGCTCGACGAGGCTCCCGGCCGCAATCGGTACGATGGCGGAGGTGTCAAGCGCGAACTTGCGCAACTGCTTAAGACGGGAATGCGTGACATCGAGAACCTTGTCGAGGCCGCGCATCGACTGGTCGAAGGAAGCAGCCTTCATCACCGGGGCAGCAAGGGAGAACGCCATGCCGATCGCGCCGAGAAGGCGGGAACGGGCATTGGAAAAAGCCCGCTCGGCGTTCTGGGTCGCCGCCTCGATATTCTCGACGGAAAAGCCCTCGCGAATCGCCTGGCCGAAACCCTGCTTCATACCGGCGACGACGCCGGAAATACCCTGAAAGCCAGCCTTGATCTTCTGGGCGGGACCGGACGCCTGGTCGATCAGCCGAATGAGAAGCGAGACGTCCATGTCACTTGTCCGCCTTGGCACTCATGATGCGCACCATATGCGCATGCAGGAAACAGGCCTCGACCCAGTCGAAGTCGTCTACTGCGCGGGGATCGTAGCGGCCGCCGATGGCGAGATCGCCTGCAACATCCCAGACGCCGCGGACTGGAGTTTGGGAAAAAAACCGGCGAACGCCATCACCAGGGCCGGGAGATCAACCACATCGACGTCGTCGATCGTGGCTTGGTCCTCATCGCACAGATTGGCGATCAGAGCGGTCAGGCCATCCAGGCGATCCTCGTTGAGGAGCGCATTCAGGACCTTTCCGACAAGCTCGCGGCCTTCGACCTTTGCGGTTTGCGCAGTATCGTCGGAAAGCAGGATGTCGAGCACGTCCGCGCCGATCAGCGCGGCAAGGCGCTTGGCGTGCCGGGTCTTTGGTCGACGCAGAACGAGCGAGGAGCGCTCGGCGGTCTTGCCGTCGGCGGCCGGGACGGTCACGGGAACCGCCAGGGGGACGGAGATGGTAGTCTTGAGGGCGGTGTCCACGGTGAACTCCTACGACAGGATACGGCGGCGGGCGGGCAGATAGGGCTGGAAATTCCAGATATCCCAGCCGCCCAGTTTGAAATTGAAGCGATGCATGGCGCGCCCGTCCCAGAACTCGGTATAGTTCCAGATCCCCATCACCTCGTTGTCGTAACCATTGACTTTGCCGGCCGTCATGGCCTCACCCTCGATCTTCGAAAGTCGGCCACGGCAGTCGAACATATGCTCGTGGGTGCTGCCGTCCTCTTCGGAGATGATGAGTTTCTTGCCGGTGAAGGAGCGCCGGAACCCGGGAGGGCCACCGAACAGACCGACTATCTCGGGATTGTGAGTCTTGAGCTTAAACGGAAGCTTGAACGCCTTCACGCCCATGCCCGTGACGTCGATTTCCATGTCGCTGCCACCCGGCTGATAGCTTTCGCTGATCTCCTCGAGGACAGGAAGTTTCATTTCGGCAATGTCGAGGCCGAGATTGCGGTTGTCATCGACGATCAGCGTGAAACCGCGAAGGATGCGAAGGTCACCCATGGGAAAGGTCCTTACTGGAGGTAGTCGGCGATCGTGCCGCCGAATTCGACGCTGACGCGCCGCTGGATTTCCGACGCGAGATTGTCGAAATAGGCCTCGTTGCGACGCGAACCGAAGATGAGATCTTCGAGCGGCGGCGCCTCCTCGGCGTCGAACTCAACGCGAACCTTGCCAAGACGGAGGGAGGCGTTGACGTTCATCGAGCGGTCGAAATAGACGCGCCCGCCGAGAATGGCGCCGACCCCCGTCATGCTGTCGAGAAGGTCCTGAAGCGACCTCATGACGGCAACGACATGCTGTGCCGACATATTGTCGTCGATCGCCCAAGGGCGGAAACCTCGAACGATGGCCTTCTCGATCGTTGCGCGGGTCCGCACGACGTTGACGAACTTCCAGATGGGATCTTCGGCGGCTGTCCGGTTGCCCCACAGGATGCGCCCATTCGGCGAGAACTGGCCGCCGGCGCCTTGGACTATCCGGGAGGGAATAAAGGTCGCAATGCCCGCCTCGTTCAGGAGGTTTGCCTCGTGGTCGATTTCGCCATCGAAGTAGGTGACCGGTCGCGCCGTCCCGAGAATACCAAGCACTTCCTGGTTGGATGGCGACCAGTACGGCCCGCCTTTTTGTTTGTCGCGCTTGACGAACATCGCGGCGGCGAAGGGCGATGCCGGCCGCGCTACGATGGCGGCCCCTTCGGACACGCGCACGAAAGGATCCACGAGATACGTGTAGCGGGACGAAAAGTCCGCCCGATAGGCAAGGCTGGCATCGCTGTCCGGCCCCCCTGTGTCGAAAACCGTAACGGCCTTCAGCTTGGCTCCGACGCTTTCGATAGCCGCAGCATAGGGGTTCTTTGCGCCTGCGACGCGGCCGGCCGCAGGGGCGCCTCCGACGATAATGTCCGGTGAACGGCCGACATGACCTTCAGCATAGGACAGCGCGTGCGCACCGGTCATCGAGGCTGCCGTGCCGATCAGCCGTGCGAGTTCTTCCTCCGCCTTTTCGACTGGATCCGTTTTGACGCTGTGTGCCACGCGGGATGCAACGATCGCGACCTCGATACCCTGTGCCCGGGCCGCGTTCACCAGAGCGAGCGCCGTGTTGCCGACGCCGGTCCCTAGTGCGGCCACCTTGTCGGCCTGATGGCTGAAGAATAGCGTTGGCTCGCTGTCTGGGGGAAAGGCGCTGTCATCTGCCGTCGAATCGACGAAGTTGACAGCAAGCGTTGTGGTGTCGGCAAGTTCCAACGGGCGGCTGGATGAACCGGCATCGATAACGCGGGTGCCGTGATTGAAGGTAGTGGCCATGCAGCTTGTCTCCGGATTTCGGAGACAAGAGACACGCTCGCTCGCGCGAACACGCCACTGACATTGTCAGTGAGAGTATAATTCGTCCGGCGGATATTCGCGTAACCGCGCCCGGAGCTGAGCTTAAATGGAGCTTAATGTGGGTTTATAGCCCGCGTCAAACATACAGAAAGCCGCCATGGCCTTCTCCTCCATATTGGGCGTGGAGCACAACGTGCCGCCTGACTGCCCAGCAAACAGTCAGGCGGCATTGAGCCGGCGGAAGGAGGCACCGGCCCGAAGGGATGGATTGTGCCGCCGCAAGAATGTCGGGCTGCACTACCGTAGCAAATAGACCGCCCAGACGGCGGCATAGACGATGATGTTGCCCGCCATGTCTGTGACATTGCTCCAGCGGGTCCACATGAGATACCAAGCGCGAGGCGAGCCAGCGGGCAGCTTGAGCCCAGTCTCGCAGTCCCTTTTCTCACGGCCCCAGTACCAGGCAATGGCGATGGCGCCGGCATGGAAATAGGCGGTCCATGGATCATGGCCGGCGAGGTTGACGAGGATCAGCGCGACGACGGCCGCGATGAGCTGGCCTTCGAGGATGTGGCCGATGAACGACTTGTCGATCTTGAACTCGCCTTTCATCGGCTGCGCTCCTGAAGCTCGAGAATGGTTTGTAGGTCCCGCCACTGGCGATCCTCTCGGGAGGCGCATGCGGCGAGGACTAGGCAGCACAGGGCCGCTGCGAGGGTGCGGTTGGTCATGGCGCTCGCCCTCCCTCAGATAGTCGGCCAAAGCTCGACAACCGCGTCACGCTCGGCCTCCGTGAGGTAGCCCGTGGCCACCAGTGCTGCGAGACCCTGCACCGTCGTCGGGTGGTCTCGCTCCATGGATTGTGCCAATTCGAATTTGATCCAGAACGCAGCAAGGCCTGGATCAGCCTTAGCGGCAACAAGGTCCGCGTCCGTCATCTCGCCCGCCACCTGGACGTGCTCGATAAACTGCAGGTGTGTCATCACGAGCGGGACCGCTGCGGGCGCCGGCGGCGCTGCCCAGGTCTCCCCGTCGAGCTGCCAGCCGATACCGACACCAGCGGCGTCGGCGTCGATGACCTGCGCATCCGGGAAGAGGTCACTGGCGATCCCGAGATCGTCCGCGACGATGACATTGGCGATGACGCCGTTGATTGCGATTGCGACGTGCATAATCAAATCCCCCTGAAAATACGTACTCTGACCTGACCGCGCGCACCGGGGCCGCCATTAGCCGCTGCGGGATTGCCGCCGCCACCACCGCCCGGCACCTGACCGGCTGCGCCGGGGCCGCCGCCATCGCCTGCGTTGACCGATGCGCCCGGCGTGACCGTGCCGCCGCCGCCGGCGCCGTTGATGGATTTGCCACCGACGCCGCTGGTGTCGGTACCGCCCCCACCACCGCCACCGTTGACGGCGTCGATACCGGTCACCTTGTTGGATGTGCCAATGACTTCATTTGTCGAGCCGCGCCCACCGCCGTCCTCAAGGCCGGGCGATATCTGGCTGGTTGGCTCCCCGCCGCTCGGAGCCCCACCTTTGGTCGATACGCCAGGCCCCAATACGCCGCCGCCGCCGCCGCCTCTGCCGCCACCGCCGCCAGCGCCGCCATAGGCCGTGAATTTTCCAAAGGCACTCATGCCGCCGGTCTTGCCTGCCTGGTCGCCGCCGGTCCCAGGTGCGCCAGGTGCGCCAACAATAACGGCGACAGACGCCGCGAGGTCGCGGGCTCTGACATAGTAGGGCTTGCCGGCCCCGCCGCCGCCGCTACCGGCGCCATTATATCCGCCTCCGCCACCGGCGCCGACCGGGTAGATTTCCACAAGATCGTCCGGCTGGACACCAGCCGGCTTGGTCCAGGTGCCGCTGGTCGTAAAAATCTGCTCGTCGATCAGCTCGACGCCGTCACCGCCAAACAGTCCGGTATATGTGCTCATGCAACTCTCCTGCCTTCGACGCGCCAGGTCGTGCCGACATAGCTCGCCCGCACGCCGCGCCTGTTTCGTTCAATCGTGAGATTTTCGGCGAGCGCTGCGATCGGTTGCCCGTTGCGCGCGATCGTCACGTCATTGGCGCCGATGCGATAGATCTCGATCGGCACCCGCTTTTTGACGTCCGGTTGGGATGATGGCTGCGGGAGGGTCACCGTGATCGGCCCAGCCGAGGTGTCGCACCAGATAACCTGTCCCCACTGTGCGGCTACATTGCCGGTCGCGACGATGAGGCCGTTGATATATTCGATCAGTTCCGCGCGCAGGGCGTCGATCATGGCCTTGACGCCGGCCGGATGCGCCATGCGGGTGGTGCTCGATCCGGCGAGGTGCTCCGCCTCGCTCGCAAACACGGTGAGCACGACGGCGCTATAGACGCCCGCCATGCGCTTGTAGATCGTGCCGTTGGGCACGCCGATCAGATGGCCGTCAGGCGGGATCAGGATCGTCCAGGCTGTGCCCGACCACTCGGCCAGGCGCTGCGCATGGCCGGCCCAAGCTCCAGTGGCGCCGGCCGGGATGGCATAGAGATCGCCTTCAAGCGGGCTCGCCGGCGGTGCGGTCAGCGTGATGCTCTTGACCGGCAGGTGTGGCAGGTTGGTGAGCTGGGCCATCGGCACCTTGCGGGCGATGACCCACTCTCGGGTCGCATATCCATCCGGATTGATGTCGACCTGTATGTTCGCCGTCGATGCCAGGACAAGGATCATCTGGATCTGCAGCGCCGTCACCACCCCCATGGCGGCCACCGCCTTCATGGTTTCGGGATAGTCGGCGATGGCGATCAGCGTGCCGGAAGCGTCAAACAAGCCGATCTCGCGCACCCAGAACGGGCCGGCCGAACCGGGGATTTCTGCGGTGACCCGAAGCCAGGTCGGATGCTCGGGATCAATCGTTCGCGAATCGACCGGCACGCGATGACGCTCGTTGACGAGCCCCGTCATGGTCTGCAAAGGCGTGATGGCCGCTCCGTTGCCGTCACCGACAGCAATGGTCGACAGGATGACGGGCGATCCTCCGGCAGCAGCCGCGGCCGCGAATTTAGCCAAACCGGCCAATGTGACGACGACACCCATTATATTGACACTCCGACGGGATAGAGGGTGGATATGCTGCGCACGCTGACCACGCCGCCGACATGCAGGTAAGGGCTCACGGCGAGGTGCGATGGCAGCTCGGGCGTGAGGATGGAGACGATGCGGCTTTGCAACAGGCCGCCGATGTAGGGGCCGACGCCGCGTGTGGTGCGCCGCAGGAGGATGGCCTCAAGCCGCGAGCGGACATTTTTGGCCCGCAAGGCAACGCGCACGAGCTGATCGGCGCGACGGCCGCTCCAGCTCTCCGTATCGGTGAGGTCGATGGTCAGCCTGAACCGGTAGGGAGCGCCGTCGTACTCAAACCATTCCTCGACCTTGGCGCCGTAGTTGAGTGCGGTGATTGCCGTCTCGACGGCATAGGCCGTGCCCTTGTGACGGTGGATGTCATAGGACTGCTTGATGGCCTGCCGCTTGACGTCGACGCTCCAATCCGGATCCCACTCGTCGACGCTGTATTCCCAGGCCAATATCGGGAGCCACGCCTCCGGGCACTCATCGGGCCGATGGATGCGCCGGATGACGTCGGTATCCACCGCCTCCATGCGCCAGGCGTCCACCTCGGCGATAGAGCGCTCCAGCGCCGTCGAGCTGTCGGGCAACAGCGTGACGACATAGGGAGGCGGGCCATAGGGCTCGCCAAAATCGATGGGCGTGCCGTCCGTGTCCTCGACATAGATGATGTCGTGGTAGAGATCGTAGACGCTCATCGATTGCTTCGCCTCGGTTGCGGGATCCACGTCGATCCGCTCCAGATCAGTTCCACGCCCCGCCGATCCCGCTCGATGACGAGGTCTTCGGCGAGATCCGCGATGGTCTTGCCGTTGCGGGCGATGGTGACATTGTTGGTACCGCGCCGATGCACGACGATCCGGGCACCGACTGTTGGTGCTGCAGGCAGGGTCATGGTGAGCGCAGCCGAGGCCGTGTTGCACCAGGTCTCGCTGCCGGAGGCGACTGCACCGCTGGCCGCCACGAATACGGCGGCGCCCGACAGGTCCGCTGCGGTGAGCAGGCGGTGCCATGCACCCCAGACACCGTCCGACCCTGTCACGCGGACATTGACCAAGGGGGCACCGGGAGCCCCGGCGCCATAGTATGCGGTCGCAATCTGCCGCATCGCCGAGTTGCTGTAGAGCTTTTGCGTCTCGACCGACCAGAAGCCGACGCCCGGCGTTATCGGAGGGGCGTTGACGCTGTTGGCATTGTAGAGGCCACGGCTGCCGGCGCCCAGGTCGTTGAAATCGATGACGGCAGAGTTGTAGACGCCATACGAGCCGAGCACGTAGGCGGCAATCTGGTTGTCGGTGAGCCCCAGATTGCTCCTTGCTGCAGCGGCGGTATTGGCACCGGTGCCACCGTTAGCCACCGACAGGACGCCGGTAGCGTTTGCCAATGCGCTGTAAAACGCACCCTGTTGCCCATCCAGCAGGTCCGCATCAACGCCACTACCTGCACCGTCGACGGTGAGCAGCTTGGCGCGGACGTCGCTGGCCGTGTAGCCGAGCGCAAGGATCGCAGCCGTGACAAACGCCGTCGTCGCCAGCTGGGTGTTGTTCGTTGCCGGGTTTGCGGTCGGCGCCGTCGGCGTGCCGGTCAGCGCCGGCGAGGCAAGCGGAGCTTTGCTATCGAGTGCGGCTTGCAGGCCGGTCACGGTGCTGATTGCTTGGACCCCGGTATGGTTTCCACGCCCCAAAAAATGGGCGGGGCTTAGTCCACCAAACTTCGCGGCATCGGCGGCTGTCGCAGCGATCCCGAGATAGACTAGATCCATCTCAGCCTTAGTAACGAGCGATCGCTCCCACATCCCGAAAACGCTGCCCTGGCGCAAACGCCAGTAGCTTTTGGAATCAGCGGCCGTACCATTGATCGCCGTCAGCAACTGCAAGCAGTGTTGACCGGAAGCTCTGTCGGCAACAATCCCTACGAAATAGTCAGTGCTGTTCGGAGCGTTCACCGCCCCTGGAGCCGAGGTGTAGTAGCCGGGCTCAAGAGCAGCGTCCCAATTCGTCACCGTTTTTGAAGTGGCGCCGATCCGTGCAGGCAACTGGGCATCCGGCAAGGTTCCAGCATTCATATTGCCGGCGTTACGATAGAAGGCACCCTGCTGCCCATCGAGTAAGTCGGCATCGAGGCCACTGCCTGCGCCGTCCACCGTCACCAGCTTGGACAGGATCGCTGCCGCCGTCTCGCCGCCGGCAACAGCGTCATAGAGCGACTTTACAAAGGCGGTGGTTGCGATCCTTGTCGAGTTGTCGGCGGCGCCTGGTGTGGGGGCGGTCGGCGAGCCGGTCAGGGCCGGAGACGCGAGCGGAGCCTTGAGCGCCAGCGCATTGGTGATCGTCGCAGCAAAGGACGGATCGTTGTTGATGGCCGCTGCCAGTTCGTTGAGCGTGTCCAGCGCGCCCGGAGCCGAGTTGATCAGATTGGCGATCGCCGTCTGCACGAAAGCCGTTGTAGCAACCTTGCCGGTATTGTCGCCGTTGCTCGGCGTCGGCGCGGTCGGCGAGCCGGTAAGCGCGGCACTGTCCTTGGGCGCATACCAGCTGCCTTGCTGCCCATCGAGCAGATCAGCATCGAGACCGGAGCCGGTCCCATCAACGGAGAGCAGCTTGGCGAGCACGTCAGCTGCGCTGTAGCCAAGGGCCGTAACGACGGCATGGACAAAGGCGGTGGTGGCAAGACGCGTCGTGCTGGTTGCCGTTGCCGGCGTCGGCGCGGTCGGTGAGCCGGTCAGCGCCGGCGATCCGATCGGCGCGTACCAGGCACCATGCTGCCCATCGAGGAGGTCCGCATCGAGACCGGAACCGATCCCGTCGACGGTGAGCAGCTTGGCGAGCACATCGGACGCCACATAGTTCAGCGCGGCGATGATCGCCTTGACATGGGCGGTCGTTGCAAGCCGGTCGCTGTTGTCACCGATCGCAAGCGTCGGCGCGGTCGGCTCACCCGTCAGCGCCGGTGAGTTGATCGGCGCATACCAATCGCCATGCTGGCCATCGAGGAGGTCGGCGTCCAAATTGGAGCCGATGCCGTCGACGGTGAGCAGCTTGGCACGGACATCGTTGGCCGTGTAGTTGAGCGCGAGGATTGCAGCGGTGACAAAGGCCGTCGTCGCCAACTGGGTATTGTTCGTGCCGGCGCTTGCCGTCGGCGCGCTCGGCGTCCCGGTCAGTGCCGGGGATGCAAGCGGAGCCTTGAGCCCGAGCGCATTGGTCATCGTCGTCGCAAAGGACGGATCGTTGCCAAGTGCGGTCGCCAGCTCCTGCAGGGTGTCCAGCGCGCCTGGGGCGGAGTTGATCAGCTCCGCGATCGCAGCCTTGACGTAGCCTGTCGTCGCCAGGCGATGCGAGGCATCACTCGTCGGCGGCGTCGGCCCTTTTGGCTCTCCGGTCAGGTCCGGGCTGTTCTTCGGGGCGTACCAGTTGCCGTGCTGCCCATCCAGCTTGTCAGCATCGAGGCCGGAGCCGTCGCCATGCACCGTCTTGAGTTTGGCGAGCACGTCGGCCGGCGTGTAGTTGAGCGCTTCAAGCGCCGTCACCACCTGTCGAGCCAATTCGTCGACGATGAACTGTGCCTCCGCACCTCCGGCCGTCCGATGCATCGCACCTTCGACGAGGCCGAATGTGCTGATATCGCGCAGGTTGTCCGTCTCCGGGAGAAGATCGGCACGGGTGGGTAGGTGGATGCGGGGCCTGAATGTCATGTGACTATCTCGTAAGTGACGGTCACGCCGACGCAGCGCGCCAGCTCCTTTGCGCCGGGCACCACGTCGTTGACCTCGTTACCATTGACGATCGCGACGATATCGGCGTCATCCACCATGGCGACGCCCGAGGCGTCGGCAACGTGGACGGCCGCGGCGATCGCGGTGTCGGAGATGATGCGGCCGATCTGGCGGCGCGAGGCAATGTAGGCGTCGAGCCGCTTGCGCGCCTCGGCAATCACCAGCTCCGGGGCGGGGCCGTATGGGATTTTGAGGACGATCGACAGGCTGTAGTCGAGCGTCGAGCAGGCCTCGACGATCACCTTGTCGGTCAGCGGCCTGACCCGCTGCCGACGCGTGATGGCGCGTGTGCGCGTCGGCGTCGAGGCATATCGGATGATCCTGGCATCGAGGGTGTCGGCAATACTGTCGAGCACCGCATCTGTCGGCACGCCATCACCTTGTGACGAGGCGATGACGCACAGGACCTCGCCGTCGTTGCACAGACCGGAGTGCGGGTCGTAGATCGCCGCATCGAGCGCATGGGGATGCGCAGACAAAGCAAAGAATAGATAGGCGCCCTCGGGGCCCGCCACGCTGAACGCCTCAATGACGAGCTGTCGCCGACGGCGCAGGCTGTCATCTCGCTCCATGACCGCTTCAGTGGGAGGATTGGCGGCCGGATCGGCAGGCACAAGGATCTTGCGCTCGACACCCATCTCGGCCGCTTTGTGGTCGAGGTCGCTGCGGCGGGCAAAGGCGAGTGTCGTCCCTAGTGCGGCGTGGTTGACCCGGGTGCGCACCAAGTTGTCGAAGTATGCAGCGTGCCGCTCTGTGATTATGAAGGGGTCATACTGCGTCTTGTCGACGTCAAAGGGGATGCCGGCAGCATTGAGACGGGCTTTCAGTTCTGCAATGCGATCCTTTGCCAAGGCGTCGAGGTCTAGAACTTCGATTGCATCGAGTTTGGGTAGGAGCGAGAGATCGATATCTACGAATCGGCTCATGCAAAATCCCGCAAGAAGTTGGCGCTGCGCGCTTCACGAATGGTGAAGTCACCGAGATGACCGAGGGGGTAGAAGTCGCCGCTCAGGATGAAGACGAAACGCCCGTCTTGTCCGGCGCGGGCGAGATCGATGGAAGTGAGATTGAAGCCGGGCTCTCCGCCCTCCGGGTCGTTCAAAGCGTCTGCAATCGCTACGTACAGCCGCAGCAGCGTTTCCGGCGAGGCGTTGTCATCCTGAAGTTCTCGAACAAGTGCGCCGAGATGGCGTTGACCTACTCTGCTGGCAACGCGCGTGCGAAGGCATTTACCGATCGACTGGACGCAATGCGCCCACCCTGTCAGCAACATGCCAGTCGTAGCGTCGATACCAGTGCGCATGCCGAGTGTTACTCCGCCACCAAGACCGGATCATCCACGGGCGGATTGGCCTCATCTTGCGCCTGGTCGACGGCGGGTGGGTCAACCTTGCCCTCCTTCTTCCTCGACATTGGGCCGGGCGTCTTTGCGCCCGGGCGTTTCAATTCGCCGGCCACCAACGCGAAATGTGCCTCATCCTCAGTCAGCAAGATTTTTCTGCCCTTGCCGGGTGAGCGACGGCCAGCGACGAAATATCCGGCTTTTTCGGTGACTTCGAACTCGGTTTTAACGGTCATCAAAAGCTCCTTCCTAGAGCGCAAAAACTTTAGCGGCGCCGTCGACGGCTGCGTCGCCACCGCTGTCCATGTCGCCGATACGGTGGACTGCCTTCCCGCCTTCGCCGCCGAGGTGGATTTCACCTTCCAGGATGATCTTCGAGCCGCGCAGGCGCACCGGCCCGTCATTGGCGAAGATCATTTCTTCCTGCGGCTTGTCGGTCGGGTTCTTGGCGTCGTCGGTGTAGCCGTCGCGGACGGCAAGCGACTGCGGGCCGATCTCGCCATTCGGGCTCATGAGCCGCATCGGGTCGCCGACCTTGACCGGCAGATGCGATCCGCTCTGGCCGGCCGCCTCCTGCACCTGGACCCAGGGCGAGAGGAAGGGCTTGCCCGTGCGGCCATCCTCGGGAAGGATTTCGAGCTGGACGAGATTGCCCTTCACCTCTTTGACGTTGCCGGACAGCATCAATGACGCCATACGGCGGTCGAGATCGTCGGCCACCTTGTAGAGCGTGCGAAACTCGCGGGCGATAATCAGTTGGTCGCGGCGGTTCATGGCTCGCCTCCTGGTGTCTGCAGCCCGATCTCCTCGCCGGTGACGTAGAGTTCGGAGAGTGCCACCCCGGCCTGATCGAATATGTTCTCGCCCAGGCGTCGGACCGTCTGTGACCATTCGACGGCCATAATGGCGACGCCTCTATCCTTAATCGATGCTGATACAACCGGCTGGATGGCGGGCTTTTCCGGCGCGCCGATTCTGACAAGGCCCCAGAGTTGGCCCGAATGCAGCCTGGTCGAGATCGCCTCGGCCATGGTCCAGCCCTGTTCGTCACGGCCCTTGCCATCGGTGACAATGAAGGCAGCGCACTGGAGGGCGACTTCGCTCTCGCCCGAGGCATGGTCGATCAGCTTCCCGAGGAGAACGGCTATACGCACGGCCGGGCAACGGATGGAAGTCCGCTCCAACTCGTCGAGATTGAAGCGGCCGAACTGCGCCTCGACGGTCGCGGCCGGCAGGATGGCCTTGATGTCAGCGATGACCGCGTTTCGGAAGGTATTGATGCGGCCGGTCACTGGATCAACCTCGAAAGCCAATCTTCCGTCGCCTCGACGATTTCATTCTGGTTGTCGGCGGAAAGCCCCAAATATTGACGCCGCGGCATGGTCACGGACTTCACCACGGCAAAGTTTACGAAGCCGCCGGAAACCCACCAGAATTTGAGGGCCGAGCCGTTCTTGGGGCGAATGACGCCGCCCTCCTGGTGGATGCGGGCATAGACGAGGCCGGAACCGACGATGACGCTCCCGGTCGAGGCGACATAGTCGATCGAATCGGCCAAAGCCCCGGAAGCATAGAGCGTGCTGGTGCCGGCGCGGTTCGCCTGCCAGGCGCCGCCGTCGGGGGCGGTCTTTTCGCTGGAGATGCGGCGGCGCGTTTGTTCCTGGACGAGCCGGCCGATGCCCTCCATCAACTCGCCGGTCGGCGCATTGGCGATGCCCTCGATCTTGAGCAACGCCTCTTCCAGTCCGGTTTCGAAGATCTCCAGGGCAACACTCACGGCAGGCTCCCTCGCGAGAACAGGCGCCCGTTGGCGGTGAAATACGCGCCCCCGGTGGATGCCTCGGGTTCGGAGCTGGCACGCGGCTCCTCGGCGCCAAGGCCCGCCTTGCCGTCCGCGATGCGCTCCAGCAGCTCGACGGCCTGCTTGTAGCGATCTTCGATCGTCACGGTCAGCGCCGTGTGGCGCACCGCCACATGATAGATCGCGATGTTGACACAGGGCGTGACCAGGCCGGCCGGGGCAACGTCTAACGGCAAGGAGTACCTGGCCGACAGGTGCAGGTCGATTTCGGCACTGGCCTTGCCGAGCGCCGTCTGAAAGGCGTCGGCATAGTCGACGTCCACGGGCAGGAGGTCGCCAAGGAACTTGGCCCCCCAATCCTGCTCCATCTGTTCAAGCGTCGCGTAAGTCATGATTGCGTCCCAAGTGATAAGCGCCGCTGTTTCGGTGCCCCCTGACGGGCTTCTGCTGCACCGGGGCTTCGGGCAGGCAACCGGCACTGGCCTATCGGCTCTCCCGGTTCACGCCGCTCGCGGCTCTCCCCGCACGGATTCCTCAGATCGCGTCGAGCTCGTCGAGCTCGTTGAACGTTTTCTCGTCGATGTCAGCCGGCAGACAATCACCCGGGCCATAGGTCTTGCCGCGATAGCGGATTTCCTGCTTCGCACGCGGTCCCTTGCGCTCGGCGGCAGCCTTGGCGGCGGCCTGTTCCGCAGCTTCTGCTGCGATCCTGGCCTTCTCTTCGGCTGCTTCCTTCGCCTTTGCTTCGGCATCTGCCTTCACCTTGGCGTCAGCTTCCGCCTTTTCGGTTGCTGCCTTCGCTGCTGCGTCTGCCTTGGTCTTTTCCTCGGCCTCCTTGACGGCAAGCTCGGCCGCGGCGTTTGCGTCCGCCGCTGCCTTCGCCTTTTCGGCAGCGTCCTGGTCGTTCAGTTCGATGGGTTTCTTCATGGTCAGTCTCCGGGTCTTGCGAAAACGGCGCTGATCGCCGCTTGCGGAAGACCCGTGCGCCCTTGAGCGCACGGGTGCGGGCCTTGGGCAAACCCGCAGGGAGCTTAGGAAACGGCGTTCTGGATGAGGTAGCCGACGCTCTTGGCCACCACGAGTTCGCGAACGCGCTCGCCGACACGGACACGGCGACCGCCGAGGAGGCCGATATCCTTGTCCTCGATGGAGCCGGCGATGCGGCTGCCGAGTTCCGCGGTCATGCCCCAGGTGATGACCGAGCCATCCGCCTGCTTCTTCGAGGGGTCGAGATAGAGGAGCTGGATCGACTTGCCCCAGACGCGGGCAAGGTTCACCGCCTGGCCCTTGCGGGCAAGGTTCACCTGGGCGACACCGACAAGGAAATTTTCGACCGGGATCTCGAAGAGTTCGGCGAACTGCGCCCTGGTGATGGCGCCGTCCTCGGTCAGTCCGCCTTTGACGGCCTTGATGAGCTTCGGATTCCGCTTGACCTTCGACCAGGCGGGCTGGCCCATGATGATGTGGTTCGGCCGGTAAATCAGCGTCTTGTCCATGCCCTCATCGATAACGCCGTAGGGGTCGCTGTTTGCGAAATCGTCGAAACGATCGGTACCGGTAAGCACGATCTTGCGGGCGGCGTCGTAATTGTCGGGGTTCTGCACGACGGCCGCGGCGCGGACTTCGCGGCCGAGCTGCACAAGATTGGTCAGGCCTTCCGTGGCCTGGTTCTCCGGATCGAAGTTGGAGCGCTTCTCGGCGCGGGCGCGGCGGGCAGCCTCGATGTCCGACTGCGGGATGGCGTCGTCCAGGCCGTAGTCCTTGACGGACGCGGTTTTCTCTTCGCCTGTGAACTCGACCTGGTTGACCTGGCCTTTGCGGCCGACCTCCAGTTCGGGGACGGTGAAACCCTCGGAAAGCGGGAACTCGGTCCACTTGAAGTTTTCGTCAAGCACTTCGACGCCCGGTAGGGCGCGGGTGCCGATCAGCGTATGCGCGGGATTGCGATAGCCGATGGAGATGGCGGTCAGCGTGGGGCTGACAGGAAACGGCCGGTTGACGGTCGACATGGATGCGGTCCTCAGCGGTTAGGGTGCCGGCGTGGCGAGAACGCCGGGCGCGACGACGTAGGGAATGATGTCGCCATCGGAGGCGTCGGAACGCGCAAAGCCGATGGTGCGAACGACGGAGCCGGCAACGGGAACGGCCTTGATCGCCTTGCCGAGATTGTTGGCAGTCAGCGGATCGCCCCAGCTGATGTTGCCGCCCGCACGGACCTCGCTCCAGCCGACTTCGGTCACATCGACCATGCCGTTGGCCGGGGCACCCATGGAGCCGGCCGCGCCGATCAGCGGATCGGTTGCAGCGGTCGCGACCTCGGCGACGCCGGCCGCGCCGTATTTCAGGATGAGGAAGCCGACAAGTGCGGTGGCGCCCGTGCGGAAACTTTTGATGAGGATAGGCGTCGTCATGCGCGTGCAGCCTTCACATGTTCGACGGCTTCGGAGATCGAGACGTTGACGCCGAGGGCGGCCTGATCGTCCTGATACTTCCTCGCCTTCGCGGCGAGAGCCGTGGGGTTGACGGCGTCTTCGGCCGTGGTCGTAACCGCCTCGCCATTATTGAGGATGGTCGGTTCGCAGATGACGGGGAGTGTGGCGGCCAGCGCCTTGAAGCGCTCAAGGCCACCGTCCACCGCGCACATGGCGCGGTAGGTGTCGCGGGAGCCGGGCGTGATCTTGCCGGCCGACTGGGCGGCATCAAGCGCGCCGTCGATCTCGCGGTCAACGTCCTTCTTCTGGAGCGCGGCGAGTGCGGTCTGGGTGTCCGTGAGCTGCTGCTTGACGGCGGCGACCTCGGCAGCGGCAGGCGAGGCCTTCACCGAGGCGAGCGCCGTTTCGGTGTCGGTCTGCAGCTTCGTGACCGCCGCGTCGATCGCGCCGGCATCGCTCGCCGGGTCGATCTTCAGCTTGGCGCACAGTGCCTTCGTGTGGCCGTCGCGCGTATCGAGCGCAGCCAGCACCGCCTTTTCGTCGGCATCGTCGTTGAGGCCGAGCTTGGCGGCAATTGCCTTCAGGCTCATGTCTTCAGTCTCCTTGGTTTCGGTTTGCTTGCGGCTCAGCGCCGTCATGACCAGGGCGGGCCGGTTGACGAGGCCAGCGCCATTGAGTTTGAGGATCAGCCCTTCGCGGGTGTGGTCGAAGTCCGGCGAGAGAAAGCGGTATTCCTTGTCGGCAACCTTGCGGGCTGCTGCCTTCGTCCACTCGACCTTGCCCCAGACGGCGCCGTCGCGCTCCTCGACATTGGTGATCCAGGCGGCCGCAATCGCTTCCTTGCCCTCAGCGGCGAGCAGCGCCTGGCCGTGCTCGTAGTCGATGGCGAGCGGCACCTGTTCACGGGCAAAGGCTGTGACGACACGCTGCGGCTCCAGCGTCCAGGCGCGGCCATCGCGCGCCTTCAGGTCAGGACCCTTCGGAAAAAGTTCGACCCATTCCGGCGGGGTGTTGCCCTCGCTGGCCAGATCGGTAAAAAATGCTGTTGCGGTTGCCGTGTTCATGGGCGAACATTGGATCGTCGCGGCAAGCACCGCGACACTGACACTGTCAGCGCCAGCCCGATCGGGCCGCCCTTACCCAAAATCCGAAATCGCTATGCCGCTCAGGGAACGAGCGTCGATTTTAAAGATGGTTTAAAGGCCGTGGGGCGCGTTTCCGCCCTTAAACGAACCTTGCTGGCCTTGGCCTGCCGTCGCGCATCTGTGGCCGCCCTGTGCGATGACGCCGGCCGCGCTTGAAATTTGACGGAAGGTGCCGCATCTTAGGGTCAGGCGTGAGCAAGGTCGACCGGGACGGCGAGCAGTCGGATCCGTGAGGGAGTGCCGCCCCTCCGCGCCATCATTCCACAACATGACCGTTCCTCGCCGCGCGCTCGATGACGCGCCTTGCTTCCTTCTCGCTCTTGCGCAGGAAACTGGTCAGCCACCACTCGGCGCCGTCCGCGGCCGATTTCACGACCACACGCCACCACGATCCACCCGACGTGCCGTAGAAACGGGCAGAGCGTGCGCCTGGCTCGCGGATGACGGCGGCCGGCGCTGTCAGCACTGCGATCGCCAAGCGGAAGTCATCGGAGGTCAATCCGCGGGCCGCATGCTCCTGCAGGATGTGCGCGACACTTTCAGACGATAGCCGTACCGTAGCGCTCGTCGCGTCGAATGCATTTGCCACCGATTGCGGAACCTGCGCGACCGGTATGAACGCTTTCGGCAGGCGCTGTTCCGCCATCGCCTTCATGACGGGTGACTGGACGATGTCCTCCATGGCGACGCGCTGGCGGGCGGGCGACATGGCAGTGATCTTGTCGTGCAGGAAGCGCGAGACATTCTGGCCGCGCAGCTTGCCGGGATTGGTGTCCCAGCCGGGATCAACGCCCTCTGGCAGCATCACGGTTTCACCGGTGCGCTTGTTGAGCCAGGGCCGTTCCACGATGACGAAGGCGGGTTCGCCCTCGCGCCATCCAAGGCTGATCGCCTCGCGGCGCGAGATCTGCCGCACGCGGCACTCGCATCCCCAACCATTCGGTGGATAGAGCCGGTCCCAGATCGGATCGTCCACGGGAGCAACGATGCCGACCAGGCGTTCATGCTCGGGCCGCTTCCGCTCGGCCGTCGACAGGACATAAAGCAGGAACGGAAGAAACGCCTTGTTCCGCTCGGTGCGCTCCCATTCCCCCGCCGCATGCGCCGTCCTGGTGTTCGCCCAATAGATGGTACGCAGCCGACGTGTTGATCCGAGCTGGACGAGTTTCTCCTCGCCGGTCAGCGGATCGATTTCCAGCGACTTGCCCCACCAGCCCTTTTCGTGAAGCGTCCAGATAATGTTGCGCTGAAACTCTTCGAAGGGCTGGCGGTGCTCGATTGCCGTGCCGATCGCCGCCTTCATGTCGTCGAGAATGTCGTATCCCGCCGACTTCGCGACCGTGAAGGCATAAGCATGCTCTTCCGGCGCGATGTCCCGCCAATCGAATGTCGGCTGCGTCTCCTTGCCGTCAAAGTACCGGGTGACCTCCCGCGGCGCGGTCTTGAAAAGATCAAGCGCGTCCATCGCCGATGTTCCCAAGGCCGCGCGCTTTCATCGTCAGCTTGGCCAGCCGATCGGCAAGTGGGCCGGCGTCCATCTTGGCGATTAGGTCATCGAGCCCGGCTTCGAACTGCGCATAGCTGGTCGATGTCTCAACGAGCTTTCGAAGGGGATTTAACAGCGGTGCGAGGTCCTGTTCCCAATCGGCCAGTGCATCGTCGACGAGGACGTCCAGTTCAGCACGTTCGTCGGCGGCCGTTGCGTGATAGCCGCCGCAGTGCTGGCACGGCGTGCGCAGCCTGGCTGCGGCCTTCTCGGGCGGCGGCGGCGTGGGCTCGCCCGGCTTCGGTGATTTTGCGCCGGTCTCAATGACGGGAGGGGTTGGCGCGCGGGCGACGAAAAGTTCATCGTCTTCGTCCGGCTCCTCAAACCCGATACGCTCCCGCGTCTGCTGCATGCTGACCTTCAGCCCCAGCGGCACCAGCTTCTCGATCGCCGCAACAAGGGTCTCGATGTCCTCATTCTCGGTGATCGGAATGACGAGCGTCGGGTACTTGTCCCGCGGGCCATAGTTGAGGTCGACGAAGGGGCGGATAAGATCGCGGTTGGCTGTGATCGCGGTTTGGCGGGCATCTGCGCGCGCGATGTCATGACGGACGTTTTCGTGGATGGCGGCCTGGGACAAGGACGAACCGTCGTCCGTCGTCATCGTCTGGCCAAGTACCCCCTTCGAGGTTTGGCGATCAAGATATTCCGCCTTGTTCGAAAAGACGGCATTGCCGGACGCGCCCGCAGCCTCGATGAATTCGATCTCCATTTCCTTCGGGATGATCGCGGCGGCATCGGAGGAGATATCGCGCACCGCCTGGAGAAGGATGCGGCGATCGTCGAGGCTGGCGCCGCGGCCGAACCTGCCGACGCGCAAGGGCATCCCGTAAACCTCGATAAAGGCCATCCAGTCCTTGAGCGTATAGCTCTTGAAGAGGAAGGCCCAGGCGGCCAGGCGCGCAAGGCCGGCGCGGATCGGCAGGCCCGACATAATCTTCGGGCGGTGAATCGAGAACTGATAGGGCGGCAGGTCGAGGCCGTTGATATCGCCCATGTGTTTCAGCCGCAGTGTCCGGCCGTCGCGCTGGTCGATCACGAAATGCCGCTGGTCGCGCCATTCATAGCGCACCGGCCGCCACTCCTTGCCGGACCGGTCCCAGATGGTTTCCACAACGGAATAGCCCTTGCCGAGCGCATCGAGGAGATCCGCCAAATAGTCGTCGGCGAAGTACGGTCCTTCGACAAGTTCGCGCACCGCCTCGGCAATCTTCTCGTCTTCCGCGTCCTTCGACGCCGAAACGACGATCGGCTTGATGCCGGTGATGGCGCGTTTGCGCGTGCCGAGCACGGCGGCATAGTGCAGGTCGCGCTCCTCCATTTCCGTCGCCAAGGCGAAGTATTGGTCGGGATACCCCCGCGCCGCCGACCGCAGGATCTCGGCGAGCCCGATCGGCGTCAGGCCGGACACGATGGTCGGCGTCCAAACCGAATGCACGCCGCCGAGCGTCGGCGCCGCAAACTCTTTCTGCAGCTGCTGCGTGGAAACGGGATTACCAAACTGGTCGATGATCTGCGGTGCGCGTGCCATCAATAGAGCCCTCCGGAAATCCGCGGGATCAGGCCGCCGCTAGCGGGCTGCTCGAACATCGGAACGTTGTCGTTGAACTGGTCAGCCTGCGAGACCGGCACATAGTCGAAGGATTCGAGATCCGCGCGGCTTGCGAAGTAGGCGAGCGCACCGGCAATGGCCGTGTCGCCGTGCCGGTCGTAACCGTCCGCGCCCTTCGTCCTGTGATCGTCAGGCACCTTGATGTAGCCGTTGACGTAGGCGAGCGCCTGGTGGTCGGCCAGGATATCGGCATCCTTGGGCAGGATGACGGTCTGATCGGAGAACGCCATGACGTAGGCGGTCATCTCCAGCTTGTACCATTTTTCGGAAAGCTGGACTTCGACGATGATGGAACCGTAACGCTGTGCGGCTTTCTCGGCGAGATAGGCGCCGTTGCCCCGCGCATCGAGTGCGCCACCGGAAAGACGCGGCAGGCGATCGACGACATAGAACAGGATCTCGCGCTGCTGGTCGAACGGCACGTTGTGCAGCTCGACGACAAAGCAAGCGCGCCGCACCAGGTCCTGGCCGATCTCCATTGGGACGATGGCCGTGGCATCACCCTTGCGACCGAAGTCTTCCCCGAACACATGCTGGCGACGAGGGTCCAGCTTGTCTAGCAGGGGTTTAAGGTTTTGCTCGCACCACTTCTTCGTTTCGGCGGTACGGCTTTCCTCCGGCCAGTTCTTGAAATCGTCGGAGCATGCCCACCGTACGATCGGAATGCCGTCCTGCATCTGGCGCTCGATCAGGACGCGGGTCAGCGCCGCGCCCTCCTGCTCGGCCGGGATGGCGTCCAGCTCCTGGCGCATGGCGGAGACACGCACGCCATAGGCGCCGCGGATCTTCGCTTCCCATTTCTGCTCTGCCTTCGGCGACCACTTCTTGCCGCGCATGGTGCAGACGCGCTTGTAGAGGCCATTACGGATGGCATCAGCGAAGGTGACCTCGTGAATCGAGAACGGGATCTTCCCCGCCCGAGCCTCCTTGATCAGTTCGTTGAACGGGTTGAGTACGCCGTTATGCGAAGAGATGACGCGGATCTTGCCGCCCCAGATCAGCAGGGCGTTCACGGCATCGAGGACACCGCGGACATTGCGATGGAACGCCGCCTCGTCGATGACGACGATGCCCTGAAGGCCGCGAATGTTCTCTGGCCTGGACGACAGCGCCTCGACGCGAAAACCCGACGCGAACACGCAACGAAAAGCGGGTATATCGCGGATCGTGCCATCCTTCAGCTGATCTTTGAACATAAATTCGCCGATCTCGACCAGCTCCTTCGCAACGGTCTTCGCGAACTTGGCGACATAGCCAATGAATTCCCGGCCCTTGTCCTTGGTGTCGCCGATATAGAAGACGTTGTCGCCGCCTGCAGACGGGGCGGCTGCGGCAATCAGGGTATCGTCGAGCGCTTCGGCGAATGTGATGCCCGTTCGCCGGCCCTTTGGGCAAATCTTCAAGTCGCTTTTGTCGGCCACCCACTCGGCCTGATGCTTCATGAGCACGCCGTCGGCAAACGGGTCGAGATCCTCGGGAAAATCCGAGCCGCGCAAAAAGTCGTCGGAAAGGTGTTTCGTCGCACGCGGTAGGACCGGCTCGGCGGCAATGGCCCGCTTCATTCTTCGTCTCCGTCCGCTTCTTCAGTCGGCTTGTCGTCACGCGGCCGCACGCCGAGGAAGTCCTTGCGGAGCTGCGCCACGCGCTCGGCGGACAGGCCGAGTTCCTTCGAGACCTGCTCGATGGCGGTTTCGGCCTTCTGCGCGAATTCGACGTTGAGCTTCTGCCGGCGCTGGGTGGAAATGTTCTCGGCCATCGAGAGGCGGTAGAGTGCCGCGGCGGCCTGGTGCGCTTCCTTCGGTACGAATCCGTCATCGGCCGCGTTCTCCATCATCTCGAAGATGATGGTCTTCAGGAGCCGCGTGGATGCCTGGGTCAGCTTGTCGGCGTCATCACCGTCGGTGCGGGCAACCACAGCGTCGGCGATCATCTGGCTGCGCTGAAGCCGCTGGGTGACCTTCGCCAGGCGCAAGGCGTGCCGGTTGAAAGACGAGAAGTGCGGAACGTCGAAGGCAAGGCCAAGCTCGCCCTGGAGCGCGATCAGCTTCATCCGGAATTCGGCATAGATTTCCGTCTGGCTTTTCGGGGTGTTGGCAAGTTCCTGCGCCGCCCAGGCGACAATAGCCTCGCACTCTTCGGGCAACTGGTCGATGGCGGAAGGTCGGGGTCTCATGTGCGGCGCCATGGCGGACTACTCCGCGTCGCCGGGCGCCTGCACGCCAGCAAGGACGGTGCGGCGCTCGACATGGTCACGGCCGCGGCGGGTGATCTCCGCAGAGGTCTCCGTGCCTTCGGTGCGGGTGCGCACGGCGCCGGCCTCGCCTTCCAGAAACAGAAGCTGGTTGCGGATATAGTCGCGGGACTTGCGATAGGAGAATCGCTCCAGGCTCTTCTGGATCAGGAACGTGTTGGTGCTGCCGCCCGTTTTCGGGTCGGCCAGGTCTTTCAGGATGATCAGGCGGATATTTTCATCCACCCACTGTGCGTAGTCTTCAGCCGCCATGTCCTGCCCCTCAGGATTTGCTCATAAGAAAGTCTTCCACGCGCCTGGTGGCGCGCTCCGTGGCCTCGGAGGATTTCACCATCGTCGCGATCTGCCCCTCCATCTTCGTTAGCGCGAGTTGGAGGTTGTGGACTGTCTCCTTGTCCGGCAGGTGCCGCATCTCGTCTTCGAGCTTCTGGATCCGGCTCGAATGCAAGCCAAGCGTCTCGATCGCCTTCTTGGCGTCGGACTTGAAATAAAGAACCAGGGGCGTGCCGACTGAGATCAGCAGCGCGATCAGGCCGAGCCAGTCCTTGAGGAGGGAGACTTCCATCAGGGATTTCCTTTACTTGCATCGACGGCCGCGACCGCGGCCGCTCGTCTCGTTTCACAGGTAGTCAGGGCTGCCCGATCGGCGCCCCAGTTGGTCGCAACCTCCCGTGAGGAAAGATCGCGGTCGGGAAGTGTGCGGGGATACGCGCAGGGCTGACGGGCGACCTCGGGCAGCACGACGGGGCGCTGCTCGACACGCACGATCGGTGCGGGTTCAGTGGGGGAGCAGGCGGACGCGATCACGGCCGAGGCCGCAAGCATCGCCAAAAGGCAAGGCCGCATTCGCAATCTCCATATTGGTGAGCTGCTCCTCGACGAGGCGCACACGAGCGTTCGCATCCGCCTCAATGGCCAATGCCGCCTTCGCCTGGTCGGCGATCCGGCGGTTTGCATCCGCGTTGGCCCGCTCGATCTGCGCCGACCAATGTGCGTCCCGACCTTCGGCGGCCGCCTTCGCCGCCCGCTCGATCATGTCATCGAACTTGACCAGGATGAGCCAGAGAACGAACAGGCCGAAAAAGAGCAGCGCTAACCCGGCAAGGACGGGAAGCGCTGCTTGACGAAACATCCCGGCAATCACGATTCACCTCCCGGCTGATCGCGCGGCAAGTTGGAGGCGCGAAAATCCATGGAGCCGGAAATGCGGTGAATGCCGAGCATGGCCGCAATAAGCGCGACCATCGAGGGCACGGCGATCGCGCCGAAGGCGACGGCCTCGGATCGGCCCATGACGGCGCCGATCGCACAGATCAGAATGACGGACCAAGCCAGCACTGACGAATAGAGCAGATGCCGCTTCGACGTGGAGTAGGAGGGCTTCACCAGGGACATGGGTCAGCGCTCGTTCGCGGATGCCGGCGTACCGGCGGCGGTGAGATAGACGCGACCAGGGCGCTCGGGCTCGCCAGTTTTCGGCCAGCGGATGTCGGAGAGGCGGCCCTTCTCGAGGCGCGAAACGCGAACGCTGTTCGACTGGTTGCCGCCGAGGATGTGGAAGTGGGTCGCGTCCTCGCCGACATAAAGACCGACATGCCCACCACCGTCCCGGGTGAAAGTCATGATGGCGCCGAGGGCGGGCGTGGCGAGCTGACGGCCGAACTTGTTGTACTGGAGGGCGCCGAGCGGGTTGGCCGGTAGCGGTTCGCGCGGCAGCGTCAGGCCGAGCACATGCGCCATGAACAGGCCACACCAAGCAATGTCGTCATCGGCGAAGAAGCTGGCGACCCAACCGCCGATGCGTTTGGCCCAGGACATGATCGTCGGATTGCTGCCCTTGCCGACGACTTCCCGCACGCCGATGAGGCGGCGGGCTTCGCGCAGCCAGACGGGCTCGGCGGGCACCTCGGGTGCACGTTCATAGACCGTGAGGCCGCTGGGCTTGGCATTCGGGGACTTCCTGAGGGCATCGACGGTGGCCTGGTCGGCCACGCCCGACACGGCGAGATGCTCGCTCGCCTGGAACCGCTCCAGTGCGCGATACAGTTCGCGCCCCGCAGCGCCGTCCATCGCGCCGCCGTAGGCACCATGCACGCGAAGGCGGGATATCAGCCAGCTTTCAAAACTTTGGAAGGTCATATCGCCGCTTTCGAAGCCCGTTAATCGTGGCTCGAAAGTGGTTTTTCTAGCGGCTTAGGGACATACTGACAGTGTCAGCATCAGAAGAGTTCGCCCTGGCCCTTGAGCTTCTTTCGGATACGAAAGGCGGTGCGCCAATGCATCTTTGCCTTGGCGGCGGCCTGGTAGGCCGAGGAACCCTTTTCGAGTGCCTCGACAAGCTGCCGACGCTGCATCGCCGTCTTGGCGATCGGGATCAGCAATCGCACACCCGTGTTCGCAACGCGATAGTGGTTGCAGATTTTCGTTGCCGCTTCAAGACCGATGAGATCGGTGAGCCAATGTCCTGCCTGCGCGTAGGCTGGAATATAGACGGTCTGCCCGCCCTTTGCGAAGGCAAGCGCCAGTGCTGCCTCATGGCCGGCGACGCGCTCAATTTCCGCTATAACGACAGGCAGATCTATCACGGTCGCTACTCCATCGCCGACATGCCGCAGCCACCCTCGCAAGCCATGCGCAGGTGTTTGCGGGCGCCGACCAAGCCAATATGAAGCTGGCCACCGCATCGCGGGCATTCGATGGTGCGGCGATCGTCACCGGCCGCCGCCATGTCCGCCTTCTGCATGAGGCCAACGAGCAGCGCCTCGAAGATGGCGGCGTGCGATTCCGGGATCTCGGTCATGCCCCACCTTTCGGCATCTTGCGGACGCGTTCGCCGAGCAGGTTCATGACGGTGATCCATTGCTCGTCGGTGAGATCGCGGATGGTCTCGTCCAGATCGAGAAGGTCAGTGACAACCTTCCAGAAATCCCGGCCCCCGTTCGGGCAGAGCTTTCCCCACTGCGCACGGGCGATCTTGTAGCCGTGGCGCAACATCCAGGAGGGGCACGGCTTGTGGTCAGCCCAGTCAACGCCATGGCGGGCGAGCATCGCCTTCATCGCCTCGATGACCGACTGGCCGTCGCTGTGCGCGTGGATGAACCGCACGTCCTCGATGCCTTTGACTTGGTGGCCGAGGGCAAAGCTCTCGATGGCGCTGTCGCGCCGATCGGCGATGGCGCCGAGATTGTAGAGCGCGATCCACAGCGCCCGCATCTTCGGCACGTACTTGCCAGTGAAGGGCGATTTACGGGTGCGGCCGTCGACACGCGGCGGCTTGCGGGAGGCATAACCCTCGCTTTCGAAGGTCTGCAGCACTTTCCAACGCTCGGCGTCGGTCATGTCCTTGGTCGATGGCTTTCCGACGAGGACCATGCATTTCGCGCGGCGGGTGTCGTCATCGAGGCCTGCCTGTTTGGCGGCGACGTGAATACGTCCAACAAGGCTCATGGCTCGTCTCCTTCTGAGTCGGGTCTCGAGGTGAAATATTGCGGCACGAAAATGCGGGCGTAGACGAACTGGACAGTGCAGCCCTGTTCCTCAAAGGCCTGCCAGCGGTCGGGATCGTCGTCCGTCGCGATCGTCGCGATCGCCTCTGCTGGCGTCCGTCGATAGGAGTGCTCGATGATCGAGCCGCCCGGGGTCAGGAGGGCATAGCCCTGCGTGAAGGACGGGGGGATGAGACGTGAGGTCATTTTCCCCGCCGGTATTTGCTTTTGAGGAGGTGCGCAGCAGAGAGCGATCGGCCGAGTGCTTCACCAAATAGGCCGGCGTTGACCTCTGACACCTGTTCGCCCTTCACGACGGCAGTCGTGCCTATGGCCCTCAAGCGTCGGGAAACCTCGTCCCAGTCCCGGGCTTCGCAGGTGAAGTCGATTTCACGGCCTTCGAATTGGTAGCTGCAAGTGAAGGGTTTCAGTTCATCCGACATGGTCACCTCCGGCCGGGCCGGTTCCGCCCGTGCTGGTGGAGGATGCGGAGGCCGTGAGGCGGGCGAATTCCGCGTTTACGATCGGGCGGATATCGGTGATGATCTCCTCCGCGTAGTGACGGAACCCTTCCGCGACCGGCAGGCCATGGCCCTGTTGCAACGATAGGCGCTTTGCTATCGCGGTGGTAAGTGCCTCTGCGAAAGGTGTCATCGGGCGTCCTCCGGCCGGTGGGATACCCAGATTGTCTCTGCCGGAGTCACGATGCTGTAGGAGTGCTGACCGAGTGCCTGACACAGCACGCTGGCAAGGTCGCGGGCGCGGGCAACTATGTCGCCCGGCTCTTTCGGGAACCGGGGATAGTTTATGAAGCCTACGCGAAAGCCTTCCTCACGTCCGCCGCTGTAGATGAAGCTTTGGGGAGTAAGGGCAACGCACATGCCGACTTCGAGACCATACCTCTGGAGGGTGACCACAGCCGCGCTGATGTCGCCAGCCATGTGGATGTCGACGTTAAAGGATGGTGCGGTTTTCTCGGTCATTCCGCGCCACCCCTCGTCATGCAGTCCTTGCACATGGGGGCAAACAGATCGTCTTGACCCTTTGCGGGCTTTGGCGATTTCTGCCCCCAGCCGAAGCCATGCAGGCGCATCGCCTCTTTCTCCAGTTCGGTCAGCCACTCGCCCCATTTGGGGTAGAGGGCCGCCGCCTCGACGCGTTCTGCCGGCGTCTGCATCGTGCCGCACATGCACTCCCCGGAGCGGCAAAGGGCCTTTGCCACGGGGTTGATCGGCGTCTGGCAGCGTTCGAGATATTCGTCCCGATCGTCTTGCGTCCAGTCGTGGATGATGTTGACCCAGATGTTGCCCGGCGATGCGGGATCGGCCCGGTAGGTCTGCAAGTGTTTTTTGCGGTTCTCGCTTTCGTCCTTGCGGGCTCCATTGAGGAGCAGGACGCGAACGCCGCGCTTGCCGTGCCTAATCTCGCTGGAGACGGCCTTGCGGAAAGGCGTGGCCTTCAGAACCCGGTAGGCAAACCCGTGGGCGTCGATGCCCTTGCCGAAGAACCCCTTGCGCAGGACATAGTCCTCGTAAGCCGTGCCGGCGTCAGCCTCGACGTACTCGCCCTTCCGGCCATAGACTTCCCGGACGAATTCGCTGGTCTCGGGAATGCCGCAGCGGGTGTTGCCGTGAATGACGAAATCGATCTTGGCCCCCAGTTCGCGGGCAATCTGATCCGACGCGGCGCTGTCCTTGCCGCCCGAGACCATGGAAACGATATGCGTCGGGTTGAAGGTGTCGATCGCTTCGCGAAGGATCTGCACGCTGCTGTCGATCTTCATTCGACGCTTCCTTTGTTTCCAGATGATGATG